AAACCTTTGATGGAAAGCCTTGGCGAGGAATTGTTGATGTCGTATCTGGAGGATTTCCATGCCAAGACATTAGTGCAGCCGGAAAAGGAGCTGGAATCAAAGGAGCAAGAAGCTCAATGTGGGAACACATGGCACGGATTATTGGGGAAATACGACCCCAATACGCATTCGTGGAAAACAGTCCAATGCTCACTTCTAGAGGACTTGGAACAGTCCTTGGAGACCTTTCCAAGATGGGGTATGATGCGGAATGGTGTGTGTTGGGAGCAGACGATGTTGGAGCTAGACACCAACGAAAACGAATTTGGGTCTTGGCCTACTCCAACAGCAAGTCAAATGCCGAGCGAAGGAGCAATTCTTCAATACCGAAAATTAGTGGACAAAGGAATATTGACGAAAGAAGAAGCCGAAGGAATGTTAATGGCATCATTGAATCCACCTCGAATGAAAAAATGGACACCAGACAACGAGACATTTTTTCACACTCCGAACACAACAGGTCTAGATGGTGTCAGCAATGGTCGGAAAGCGTTGAAGAAAAGAATGGAGCAATGGCCAACACCTGTATGCAGCCCATCGGTAACAAGTCAAACAGTAGGCGCAACTTTGGATTTGATGAACAGCAGGGAAAGGGAACAGGGAACATTAATGGAAGCTGTAGTAAAAAAAATGTTTCCAACCCCACAAGCATCAGACAACAGGGACAGAGGCAACATGAGCAATCCATCAATTCAAAGAAGGATAGCAAAAGGCAAACAAATTATGTTGAGTCAATTGGTAGACCAGAATTCTGGTCAATTGAACCCTCCTTGGGTAGAGTGGCTAATGGGGTGGCCGGTAGGGTGGACAGACTTAAAGCCATTGGAAACGGACAAGTCCCATTATGTGCCGCAACAGCATGGAACATCCTTAAAGGAAGAATAGATAAAAAATAATGATAAACTAAATACCCATAAAGCAAAAAACCCTAAGCAAAATTAGGGTTTTTTACTACCTCTCACCAGAAGTTTTTACTACTACAACTCAAATACAATATGAATAATAACACAAATTTACATCAATATTTTTGGGAAAGATTCCAAAATGAAAAGAGATTTCTTGGGTTTAAAGTTACTAAAATAGGCAATGAATTAAAGAAACAACCAGTAGGTGTGGATGGTCAATTAGGTGCTGCAATTGGCAATGATTCAAGACTTGGCACTTACGAAGAAGCTGCGAAGATTTCAGATTATGTGGCGTTTAGTTTAACCAGCCCTTTTATTGTGGATGGCCTTTATTTAGTTTGCATTGACTTTGATTGGAAACGAGCTAAGAATCAGATTTGCAATACAGAGGCACTTACCTTTTTAATGGATTTAAAAGAAAAGGGTTACGAGTATGAAGAATCAGTATCTGGTTTTGGTGCTCATATTTGGTGCTTGTGCAAAGAAGATACAATTCCTAAGAAAAAGGTTTATGAGGATGGTACTGGGATTGAGGTATTCTCCGGCTTCCCTGGTCAAAGAATTAATGTTATTTTTACGAACTTTGAGGCATCTGGACAACTTCAGCAGTATTATTCCAATTCAACTTTACAATCCTATGCACAACCGGTAACTTTACAGGATGTAACTACTCCAGTGATCAGCTCTGGGATTAGTCCTAAAGAGATGCAAGAACTACTAATGTATATCAATGCAGATGATCGAGAAACATGGGTGCATACCGGCATGATCATCAAGGATGAGTTTGGTAAACAAGGATTTAATATTTGGAATACTTGGAGCCAAACATCTAGTAAATATAATCCGGCTGAGATGCAATATATTTGGAACAGCTTTAAAGGTGGTACTGGCGAGAAAAGAAGAACTGTAGCTACTTTGTATAAAACCGCCAAAGAAAATGGTTATTTACCGATTAGAAGTTCAGCAGAAGAGGATTTTGGATCTGATCCCTTTCTTGATATGGCTGATGGAGTAAATCCGCCTAAAAATCTATGGATTGATCGTTTTATTAGTCCACCTGATCAACTCAAGGCTTATTCATGGTTAGTGGAAGGTTTCTGCATCGATGCAATGACCATTTTTGCTGGCTCCCCTGGTGTTGGTAAGACTTCATGTTTAGTGCCACTGGCTTGCGTGGTGGCCGGCTTTCAAAGCCATTTATCAGATGTAACTGTTAAATATCCAAGAAAGGTAATTTATTTAACAGAAGATGAGCAACAAGTATTTAGGCTATGCCACGGGATTATTAAGAATCTAACACTGCCGAATGGTAAGAAAATAAGTAAAGAGCAGTTTTATGAGCGTTTTAAGATAGTCAGAACACTTAAATCAAAGCCACACACATTAGCTCAGCTGACGGAGATTGTTACCCAGCACTCGATGACAGTAACAACCCCAATTGGTGAAGTGATTCATCAGCCTTTAGTCATATTTGATACCGCCTCCGCAACATTCAACCTTGATAACGAGAACGATAATTCGGAGGTAAGCAAATATTTATCAGTGATTAAAGAAAAATTCTTAGAGTTGAGTATTCCAGTGTGGATTGTGGCCCATATTGCCAAGTCGTTAAAACGTGAAGATTTAAAGAATATGAGTACTAGGGGTGCCAGTGCGTTTGAAGGTGATGCCAATGCGATTGCCTATATTGTGAATGAAGATGGCGATCCAGCTCGTTATATTGGGTTAGGCAAACATCGCTACGAGGAGGAGTTTAATACCATTCGTATAACTTCAAATGTGTTTGAAGAGCCGGTGGTTGATGCCTATGGTGATCTGGTTACTGTTGGCTATCGATACTCAATTCTTTATAAATGCAGTGAAGAAGCTAGGGTAGTAAACGCAGAAGAAGCAAAAGAGAAAAAGAAGAATGATACTAAAAATCGTATTATGTTGGACATAATCAAGTTAATAAAAGATAATCAGATTAATAATATTAATACTACGAAATCGATAATAAAAAAAGAAATAAAGGGTATGGAAAAAACGATTATGGAGTGTTTAGAATTAATGATTGAAAGCAATCAAATAAACCAAGTTGATTCTGGCATCAAAAAGAATAGAGAAATCATTTTTTGGCATTTTTTAAAAAAGAGTGCAGATAGTGTTTTACCATGACGAAAACCCTTAAAATACTGCAATCTTAAAAGTGAAATCTTCTAAGAAAAATATATAAAGATTGCAGACCCTTGGGGGGTCTGCATCTTCAATCTTCGGGTATTAAGATTGCAGATAGATTGCAGAGATTGCAGAGATTGCAGATTGAACTTTTAACACTAAAAAAGGTAAATAATTTAAATGGAAAATAATCAAATATTAAACGAACTAATTAATATGGGATGCAAAATAATTAATCGAACAGATAATACATGGGATGATCGAATACGTTGTTCCGATTGCCTAGAAATGCCAGAGTGGAGCAAAGCATGGAAGTGCAATCAAGGCTTGCCAATTGAAAGACATTTGAAATTTAGATGCCCATCATTCAATGGTAAAAATATTGTTGTTGCAGCTGAATCTAGCTCCAACTTTTGGGATTAAATTACTTTTTTCCCTTTTTTTAAAAATCTGTATTAAAATAAATCATCTCGTTTTGAGATTCTTTTGCAAAAGGAAAAAACATGAAAGATTATGACGTTAAAGGTATGAGTGATTCATCAAAAAGCATGAAGTACGAATCAACTGCTCAAAAAGACAAAAAAGGCACTTCTGGCATCAGAGATGCGGGTAATTTACAAACTGCTGCCGATTATGCACATGAATGCAGAATGGGTACAAAATCAATGATTGCTCCTCCAGCTGGGCCAAAAGGTGAACCAGTGCGTGTGAATGGGGTGCCAATGCCTAAAGAAACAAATATTTCTTCTGGTAACAAAGGCAAGTAATGGCTACTCGGAAAACTCCATCAAATTCATTAATGAAGCTAGGAACAGTCGTTAAGGAACAAAATGACGAGGTTTCTAATTGGCAAGCCAGAGAAGATCTAGCTTGCCTCACCAGAGCTAAAGAACTTGAATCAGATCGTAAAAGAATGACAGCAGTAAAAAAATACGCTGCTAGTCAAATTAAAACTTTAGAAAAAATTAAAGGAAGATAATCATGGCATATACAGGCGTAGCAGTCGATAATCCAGTATTTTTAACGTGTTATGCAGATCAAGAAATCGGTTATTCAAAGGCAGCACAAGGAGCAGTAACACAGCCTACTAGCAAAACAACAGCAGTTACATCAAATTTTAGCAATATTCAGGTAACAATGAACAATGCAGCGTTGGCAGCTGGAGCAATTGCTTCATTTACTTTGAACAATACATTGATTTCAGCTCGTGATACTTTGATGGTAAACGTATCTGGCGGTAATGCTACTGCTGGTACTTATACAGCATTCGTATCAACCATCACAGCTGGATCAGCAGTTATCAGTTTGTATAACGTATCAGGCGGTTCATTATCTGAAGCAGTTAAATTAAACATTGCAATTATTCATGGTCAATAATAATGCCTTTAGTTAAATCTAAAAGTAAAGAAGCCTTTGAAAAGAATGTGAAGGCTGAATTAAAGAGTGGCAAGCCTTTGAAACAAAGTCTTGCTATTGCCTATTCTGAAAAGCGTGAAGCTGGAAAGAAAAAGAAAAAATGAAAAATGGACTTTATGCCAACATTGATGCTAAAAGAAAACGGATATCAGAGGAAAAAGCTGAAGGAAAGAAAGTAGAGAAAATGCGTAAGCCAGGCACTAAAGGTGCTCCTACTGCCGAAGCGTTTAAACAATCTGCCAAAACTGCTAAAAAGAAATGAAAAAGCACGATAAGCCTATTCCTCATAAAACCACTGGAAAAGATAAGACTTACAATCCTACTTCCAAAGGTGCTGGGATGACTGCTAAAGGTCGTGCTGAATATAATGCGAAGAATGGATCTGATTTAAAGCCTCCAGCTCCGAATCCAAAGACAAAAAAGGATGAAGGTCGTAAGGCCTCATTTTGTGCGAGGATGGAAGGGGTAGTAAAAAAATCAAAAGGTCCAGCTGAACGAGCCAAGGCCTCCTTAAAGAATTGGAATTGCTAATGGATGAAAATCTAAAAGAGTTTTATTTAACTTGGGTGCAGATTAGTAACATAATTCCTAGTAATCGTTTAGAAATACAAAGAGGTGAGTTATTAACTCAAAAACTTCTTAATTTATCAAGCAAAATAGAGTTAGAATTAAAAAAAGAAGTTATAGTTTAAATTTAAGTAAGTGGAAACTTACAATACTTTACAAATAATTGATTTTATTTAGTATTTAAATTTTTTAAAAAAATAAATCCACACTATAAAATGGCTGAAGTGCATAAACCCACAGAAAAAACTAGAGCTCTTGTTAAAAGGTCTGCCGGACTAGGCTTACCTTTAGCTAATATTTGTGCATTAATTGGGCATATTGACTATAAAACTTTAATGAAACACTACGCTGAAGAGATCGGAATTGGCAGAGCTGAGGCGAATGCAACAGTCGCTGATAGTCTATTTAATAAAGTAAAGTCTGGCGATGTTACTAGTATGATCTGGTGGACTAAAACCCAAATGAAATGGTCTGAAACAGTCAAGCAAGAAATATCAGGCGAAGGCGGTGGGCCATTAACAATTCAATTACTTCCGCAAGATGAACAAGCGTGAAACTTCATGCTAAACAAGTAGAGGCCCTCAATGTCATCAATGGCACTGCAACTTATGCCATGTTATTTGGTGGCAGCCGAAGTGGTAAGACATTTCTCTTAGTTCGACAGATTATAGTTCGAGCTCTTAAGGCTCCCAGATCACGTCATGCCATCCTTCGGTTTAGATTTAACCAGGTTAAAAACTCCATTGTTTACGATACCTTTCCTAAAGTAATGGAGCTCTCTTTCCCTGGCATAAAGTACAACATCAATAAAACCGATTGGTTTATTACCTTGCCTAATGGTTCAGAGATATGGTTTGGTGGACTGGATGATAAAGAGCGTACAGAGAAAATTCTAGGTATGGAGTTTGTTACTATTTATTTAAATGAGTGCAGCCAAATACCCTATAATTCTGTCGGTATTGCAATCACAAGGCTTGCACAAAAGGTCGAGCAAATGATTGAAGGTAGGAATCCTATACTTCTTAAGCCTCGAATGTATTATGACTGCAATCCCCCAAATAAAAACCACTGGACTTATGCACTATTCGTGCAGAAAAGAGATCCGGAAACAAAGAACCCTTTGCCAAATGAAAATGATTATGTTCACTTTCAGATTAATCCATTTGATAATAAAGAAAACTTATCAGATGGTTACCTTGATACACTCAAGAACCTAAGTGCTAGATTAAGAAAACGATTTCTTGAAGGAGAGTTTGCCGATGCGAATCCTAATCAATTATTTGCAGAAGAAAATATTGACAAATGGAGAGTGGAAGATGAGAGGCTCCCAGACTTTGTGCGTGTGCTTGTCGGTGTTGATCCAAGCGGTAGCGGTGATTCTGATAATGCAGATAATGATGCAATTGGCATTGTCGTTGGTGCTTTGGGTACTGATGGCAATGCGTACTTATTAGAAGATTGTACGATTAAAGCCGGACCGGCCACATGGGGTAAGGTGGCTGCTTCAGCGTTTGACAGACACAAAGCGGATTTGATATTAGCTGAATCAAACTTTGGGGGTGCCATGGTTGAACAAGTCATTATGACTGCAAGGCCTCGCACTCCTTACAAGGCAGTTAGTGCATCGAGAGGCAAGGTGGTTCGAGCTGAACCCTTTTCACTTTTATATGAACAAGGTAAAATCAGACATTGTGGGCGATTTATTGAACTCGAAGATGAGATGGCTGGGTTTTCAACCAATGGCTATATTGGCAATGCTTCCCCTAATAGGGTGGATGCATGGATATGGGTATTAACTGAACTGTTCCCTGGCATGATTCGAGATCGAGCTGAAAAGAAATTTGTAATACCTAAAAAACCACCAATGCTTACTAGAAATGGTAATTATGGAGGCAACTGGATGTGAGGATAAATTATGGCTGAAAAAGAAAAAGATATTATTGCAAGAGCTCAAGATAACTTTAAATCTTGCTTAGACTGGGAAGCATTATCTCGCCAGCGTTTTAGGGATGATATGCGTTTCTTATTTGCTGACTCCGACAATCAAGATCAATGGGAGCCATCAGTAAAAGCTCGTAGGCATATGGCCACTCAGCCAATGATTACAATCAATAAGGTTCATACGCACTGGCTGATGATTGTCAATCAGATGAAGGAAAACAAGCCATCGATTCAAGTCCACCCCACTAATGGAGAAGCCAGCTACGAAGCTGCACAGATCTATGAAGGTCTTATTCGTCATATTGAATACAAATCTAATGCCAAGGTGGCTTACGATATAGCCAGTGAGCAACAAGTTGGTGGCGGTATTGGCTATGTGCAAGTGATTACAAAATATGCAGACGATTCTACATTTGATCAAGAAATCTTTATTAAAGAGATTCCAGATGCATTATCAGTCTACTTAGATCCACACATTAAGAAGCGTGATGGCTCAGATGCAAAGTTTGCTTTTGTTTATGAGGATATGCCTAGACGTGAATTTGAGCGTAAATACCCAAATATAAAAGTACCAACTACGAATGGT